ACATATTTAAAGAATTTTGTTCAGTTATGTTTTGATCTTGTGCAGAATGGTGCAAGCATTCAAATATCACAGGATTATTCTTCCATGGTAAACTTTGCACGTTGCAAATGTTTAGGTGCAAATGTTCTCAGGGGACCAAAACAAATACCTTGGGATGGAAAACTTCAATATGATTATCAACTTTGGATTGATAGTGATATCGTATTTGATACAGAAAAGTTTTATCGTCTTGTAGCAATGGATAAAGACATCGCAGCAGGGTGGTATATGACTGAAGATGGTCATACTACCTCAGTTGCTCATTGGTTAGAAGAAGACGATTTTAGGGGCAATGGAGGAGTCATGAATCATGAAACTGGAGATACAATGAGCAAGAGGCGCAAACCATTTACAGTCGATTATACAGGATTTGGTTGGGTACTGATTAAAAAAGGAGTATTTGAAAAACTTGAATATCCTTGGTTTGCTCCTAAAATGCAAGTCTTTGAATCTGGAGAAGTGCAAGATATGTGCGGAGAAGATGTTTCTTTCTGTCTCGATGCAAAAGAAGCAGGTTATGAGATTTGGTGTGATCCACAGATTCGTGTCGGACATGAAAAGATGAGAGTTATCTGAGCATTATCTCTCAGACATTTCTTGACGTTTTCAGTGGTTTAACTTAGAATACCTCTATGAGATTTAAACAAGTCTTATAGAGGTATTTTTCTATATCTCAGAGATGTTATAGGAACTGCTTCTTATAACATTCTTATAAAACTTACGCAAAAATCCCGTCAAAAACCGTTTTTTGAACAAAAAAGGAGAAAAAATTAAAATGGCACTAAATAAAAAAGATCAAAAGATTGATAGTACACCTAAGAATACACTTCAAGGACAAGGAAAGAATACAAAGTATTCGAAGACAAGTCGAAATTCCGCTCGAAAAAAATATAGAGGTCAAGGTAAAGGATAAAAATGGCTTATCTAAATCACAGCCTTCCAGATTGGAGTTGTTATATTCGTAATGAGTTTCTTTTTAATCATATAAAGGGGCATGGCGAAGTAACCAAATGTGATGTGCATTGTGTTGCTAGTATTGAAAAAAGAGTTCCTTTGTTTGAGGCATTTCTTGAAAATGGTGTAAATTGGACTCGTAGACCTCTTCATGCCTTTTGTTGGAAATCAGATGCACCAATTGAACCATTGGAAGATATTATGTACTGGGATTGTTTTTCGCCATATATTGACGTTCAGAAACGTGCTCGTCTTTCTGGATTGCAGGCAGAATTAATTCGTCCTGACGGAAAAAAGGTGATTGGAAGTTATATGTTTACTCTTGATTGGTCATGGGAAAATAAAGGAGTCACTGATCTTAATTTTTCAGAGACTCCTGAACATAAATGTGCTCATTTATTCAAGATGGAAACTGGAAATTACTATGCATACCCAAATAATAGAATTATATGGTATGATAGTGCCTGGACATTCAATCGCATTGAATCAAATCCTGGATATGAGATTGATATGAATTTATATTCCGTAGAAAATAAAAGAAAAATAGAAACATCTAATCATTACATGTATGAAATTACAAATTTAAATTAAAATAAATAATTTTTTTAGTATCATAATTATTGGAACAATTTTCTATGGGCAATCACCTCTTATTAGAGGTATATGATATTGAATATAATTTGTTAAATGATACAATCCCTCTATTGGAAGTAATCCAAAGGGGGATTTCTCGTGCAAAGATGACTATTTTAAATATCTTTACTCATAAATTTGAACCACAAGGTCTTACGATTGTGATTGCATTATCAGAAAGTCATTTTTCGGCGCATACATGGCCGGAAAAAGGATGCATTGCAATTGACATTTATACTTGTGGAGAAGGAAATCCAAAAATTGTTGCAATTGAACTTTTAAAATATTTTAATTCATACAATTATAAAATCAGAAATCTAAATCGTTAAATATATTTGGAGATAGAAACCTCCATCATAAAAGTTCTGTTTTATTTTTAAAACAGGAGAAAAATGTCCAATTTATCAGTCGATAGAGACAAAGAATATATGCGTCAAATGTGGGGAACTACGCATTTGATTACGGATTATAAAACAGAACCGCCAAAAAGAATCATTCAAGAAATTATGCATGATTTGGCACCCAATCATAATTTAAAAAAACAAACCGATCTTCATGAAAAAATTCGTAATGATGAAGATTATGATGATTGGGAATATGGAACGGAACCAAATTATGGGAAAACTTGGTAAAAAGTATTATAGATATATAAAAGAGAAAAAATGAATGGCAGTAAAAATTTCTCGTAGTTTTAAAGATATTAGTTTATCTTTTACTAGACATCCAATTACGAATGATTTAACTGTTTTAAAAAATGAAGATTCGATCAAAAGATCGGTAATGAATCTTGTAAGAACTCGTATTGGGGAAAGATTTTTTAATAATTTATTAGGAACATCTATTGAAAACTCCCTTTTTGAAATACAAAGTTCTGAAATATCTGTATTTTTAGAACAAGAAATAACAAATTTAATTAATAATTATGAATACAGAATTAAATTAAATAATGTGATCATTGAATCTGAATTAGATAATAATGATTTAAATATTAGTATTTCTTATGACATTGTTGGTATGCCTTTTGCGACTCAGAATATAGAATTTATTTTACAATCAACAAAAGTCTAATGTCATTTAATCAATTTACAAATTTAGATTTTAATGATTTGCGAACTCAGATTAAGGACTATCTGAGAGCAAATACAGATTTTAGTGATTTTGATTTTGAAGGATCTAATTTTTCAATTCTAATAGATGTTTTAGCATATAATAGTTATATTACTGCATATAATACTAATATGCAAGCAAATGAGTCATTTATTGATTCTGCGACATTAAGAGAAAATGTTGTATCTCTTGCAAGAAATATTGGTTACGTTCCTCGTTCTAAAAGATCAGCTGAATCTAAAATATCTTTTACGGTAAATACCGGATCTTTAAATTCAAGAACAGTTACATTAAAGGCAGGAATTGTTGCTTTGGGTGCTGTTGAATCTGGCAATTATATATTTTCAATTCCTTCTGCTATAACAACCACAGTTGATAATTTTGGTATTGCATATTTTAATGATATATCAATTTATGAAGGAACATATTTAACTAAAACTTTTACGATTGATTATAGTCAACCAAACCAAAAATACATTTTAGATAACACCGATATCGATACATCTACAATCAGAGTAAGTGTATCTTTAACATCAACCGAAAAATATTCGCTTTATGATAATATTTTAAATATTGATAAAAATTCTAAAGTATTTTTAATTCAAGAAGTCAATGATGAAAAATACCAAATTCTTTTTGGTGATAATTTATTGGGAAAGAAACCAGAAAACGGAAGCACTGTACTTGTTTCATACATCGTAACTAATGGAAAAACTGCAAATGGTGCATCCAATTTTACATTTTCTGGTTCAATTGTGGACAATAACGCAATTACAATTACATCAGGGATTTCACTTTTAACCACAACAACATCTGCTCAAAATGGAGATGATATTGAAGAATTGGATTCTATCAAATATCTTGCACCAAGAGTATATGCATCACAATACAGAGCAGTCACAGCAAACGACTATAAAGCACTAATACCATACATTTATACAAATGTGGATTCGGTATCTGCTTATGGTGGAGACGAATTAGATCCACCACAGTACGGAAAGGTATTCATATCAATCAAACCAAGAAATGGAAATTTTTTATCAGAAATTAAAAAAAATGAAATTAGAAAAAAACTAAAACAATATAGTATTGCTGGAATTAAACCTGAAATTATTGATTTAAAATATCTTTATGTAGAATTGGACACAACAATATATTACAACCAATCATTTACTGCAAATGCAAGTCTACTTCGCAATCAAGTTATTAATACCTTAAACATATATTCAAGATCAACGGACGTAAATAGTTTTGGTGGAAGATTTAAGTATAGTAAGGTTAATAGTTTAATTGATAATACAAATCGAGCAATTACATCTAATATTACAAAAGTCAAAATGAGAAGAGACTTGCAACCAGCATTTAATACATTTGCAACTTATGAGATATGTTTTGGTAATAAATTTCACCAAAAAACAAATAATTATAGCATCAAATCTTCTGGATTTAAAACTAATGAATTTACCGAAACTTTATATATTACAGATTTTCCAATTTCATTATCATCTGGTAGAATTATTTTATTTAAACTTATAGACAATAATCCCGTAATTGTAAAAAATAATGCAGGAACAGTTGATTATACAAAAGGTGAAATTATACTAGATATAATTAATATTACTTCTACATCTCTTGAAACTGGTGTTATTCAAATTGAAGCATCTCCAGAGTCAAATGATATAATTGCATTGAAAGATATATATCTTCAAATAGATATTTCAAATACTGTGGTAAATACTATAGAAGATGTTATTGAATCTGGAGAAAATACTTCAGCTACACAATATACTTCTACCTCAAGTTACCTTAACGGATTGTACACAAGATAAATGTCTGAGATCAAAAGAGTTAAAATCAATCACATTTTAGATTCTCAAATACCGGAGTTTCTAAATGAAGAATCGCCCACATTTAAACAATTTTTAAATCAATATTACATTTCACAAGAACACCAAACGGGTGTAGTTGATTTATCAAATAATCTAGTAAAATATAAAAGTATTGAAAATTTTAATAATGAAACTTTAATAGACTCTCAGATACAATCAAAATTAACTTCTTCTATTTTATCATTTGATGATATAATTTATGCATCTCATACAATCGGATATCCAGACAAATATGGTATATTAAAAATTAACGATGAGATCATTACATATACATCAAAAACACAAAATTCTTTTCTTGGATGTATACGTGGTTTTAGTGGTATTGAAAATCTTGAAAATAACAATAATCCAGAATTTTTAACTTTTACAAAAACTTTAGCAGAAGACCATTCTGCCGGAACAATAAT